TCAACGGCAACCAATCTTTTAGTTGGTCTACCTTTACCTCCAACTTTGATTTCTATCTCCTGGATCTCCCCAGCGTTCTTGAGCCGTTCTATAATCTCTTTAACTTCATATGACTTCATACTTCTAAATAGTTCGTGTCTATCTACTTCTCTTTTAGATATACCCTCTCCATTCCTAGATCTAATAAATGACAAGACTTGTTTAATCTTAGACTCTGTAGCAGAACTAGCCACCTTATCCCTACAAGCTTCTATAAACATAAGGTCATAGTATCTAATGTAATCTATAGCCCATTTGGTTACGTCTGCGGTTATCTTCTTTGAATCAGCACTAGAAGCCAAGGTACAAAGCAAAGCTAATCTCATAGCCTTTTCTTTAGATCTACTAAGTAGTGGTTCTAGATTATCTTTTTCTAATACGTCTTGTCGTTTAATTATCTCTCTTGCAAAGTCTTGTAATAACTCTTCTGATTGTCTATCAAACTCTAATACGGTCTGATTTATATCTAGCTCTGCGTTATCTCTTGCAGCATCAGATAAATTTCCTTTGAGTCTGCGTACATAATTTACCCAGTTGACCACGTTTGTTGGCGGCTCTGTGTATCTTTTTAGATCTCCAACACGTCTTGGTTCGTTAGATTCAACCACAACGAAGCGGTTTAAGAAGCCGTCTGCTATCCTTCCGCTATTTAAAGCTCCGTAGAAGTTCTTAGGTACAGACAGTCCAACTAATGTTATAGCTGGCTTATATGTCACCCTGTTCATCATTTTCTCTTTATATTCTTCCTGTACGGCCATCAAAGAGTAATTATCTGGTCGTAAAGTCCCGTGGCACCTTCCCCAAGCCTCCATAAGCGTTTGTATGCCATCTTCTTTGTTTGTATTGCCTGCGTTACTAATAGCCTCTAATCGTTTACCAAACTCGTCCATAATCGTTATTTGGGTGGGTCTGATCTTTAAAACAGAATGTACGGCTCCGCTAGATGTATATCCATCACCTACTACTAACTTTTCTTGATCAGATGCATTCAATACAGATTCAATAAATGTCTTTATGTTTTCCTTGCCTTGTCCTGATTTAGCAACACCCATAAAGTACATGCTGGAAAAGTTGTTCATGTTCGTTCTGTATAAACGTCCACAGGTCACACTAGCTAATGCCAAAGCACCTACCAAAGATAATTCAGGTTGTGGCACTTGTGCAATATCCTCGCAGAAATCAAACATGTTCTTCAATAAACCAGGAGGTGAGAAAAGATCGTCTGGTCGTTTGATGTTTTCAGTTGATTGTGTAAACAAAGGAGCTATCTGATTCTTACGGTCATGTGTCCTTTTTACGTTATCTACTACAGAATCAATCTCCTTCTGCGGTAATGGTGGATTATTATTCTTGTTCCAGTTTTGTAGAAATACCCTGACAAACTCTAGGTTTACACTTTTAGATATAAGGTATCCAGCTATCCTAGCGGCCCCATCATTCCTGGATCCTTCTAATACGCCGTCTAATGAGAAGGGTGCCGTTTGTTTACTGCTTTCAACTTTAGGTACACCTGTTATCTGTAAGTATTCTTTCTCGGTAAAGTCTGGTAGATCTGTATAGTCATAGATCTTCCAATCTGGAATCATTACAGGTTTATATACCTGACCATTAGCGTGACGGTTATATGGTGCAATAATAAGACCACCTACCCCTCTAATATCTATTAATCTTTCAATAGGAGTTGTGTTAGTTCGCCTTGTAGCAAACGTGGTGTAATTCTCTGGATTGTTATAGTAGTAATGCATACCCTTGCCGGTAATTACTTTATACGGGCAAGCTGGTAGGTTCTTTTCTACCCAATCCATAGCTTCAGGAGAATCTGCGTCAACTACAACAAATTTGCCACAGATTAAAGCTACAACTAGATTATCCCTATCTTTAAACCAAGACTCTACAAGTTCCCTTTCAGGTCTTGCTTCCTTATATTGTTCCCAGCCTTTTAAAAATGGTGGTGGTTTTTTATTAGATCTTTGTAACGGTACTACATTATATCCATCATCATAATAAGCCAGAGCAATATCCAAGGACGAGTCATCCTCGGTAATATTGAGCTGGAACATGCTATTCCTGGTCTTCTAAAATATCAGATACTAGACCATATATTGATTCAAAGTCTAATCTTCCTTCTGTTGCCCTTATTATTTGTTTAGCTTGCGCTATAGATGGTTGTCTATATCCATATCTCCAAGACTTACAAGTTGCCTCTGAGCATTTAAAATCCTCTGCGGCTTTTTTGTATCCTAAAAATTTAATATAAACAGGTAAAGTATAGTGATCTATTTTTCTTTCTTTATGGTTAGGTTGTACGCCCATAGTGTCTAGCTCCTTCAGTTTTTTTGTTGCAATTGTCTTGGTCCTGAAATAGTAATTTGCAAGCCAAGTTGTGTCTATTTGTTTTTTCATATACATCTCCTAAATAATATGATTTACATATTGTAGTTTCACGGGTTATAATTAGCAAGTTCATTTTTACACATATATAAGGAGGGTAGATTATGAGCTTAAAAGATAAAATAAAGACACCAGATAAATTGGTGGATCAACAAGGAGCAAAACTGCTCATTTATGGTCAAGCGGGAGCTGGAAAAACATACGCTACAAAGAGTATGCCTGGCAACGTATTAGTCATAAGTGCGGAGGCTGGATTGCTTTCTATTAAAGATGCACCTAATGTGTCAGCTATTGAGGTTAAGAACTATGATGATCTAAGAGAGGTGTATGCCGCTTTAGCATCTGGTGAACTATCCTTTGATAGCGTGTGTTTAGACTCAGTTTCAGAGATCTCAGAGATCTTACTGGTACATGAGAAAAGCAGAAATAAAGATGGAAGAATGGCTTACCAGAACGTAAGTGAAGCCGTTACAAGTCTTATGAGATCATTTAGGGATTTAGATATGCACGTATTATTTCTTTGCAAAGAAGGTAAAGATAATAATGATGGCGTGTTTTTCTTTGGTCCTAAAATGGCAAGTAAACCTCTAGGAGATGCAATCACGTATTTCTTTGACGAGGTTTTGGCCCTACGTATTATTGACGGTCAAGATGATGACGGTAATGCTGTAGCGGAAAGGTGGTTACAAACGAGGATTGGTCAAGGCTACACAGCCAAAGATCGTAGCGGTAAGCTAGAAGCCTTTGAGGAACCAAATCTAACTGCCCTAATTGAGAAGTTAGGGTTTTCTAATAAAATTGAAAATAAGGAGAGTGCGTAATGTCAGACTTTAATGATGTTGATTTTTTCGAGAACGCGGAGCAAATGGAATCGAGAGGTCCCGAAGTTGCCCCGACTGGTGAGTATGAGGCAAAGATAATTGCTGCTGAGAAGTATAAATCTAATAGCGGTAATTGGACCCAAAAAGTTACCTTTCAAATTGATGGCGGTACATATCGCGATCATAATGAATGGTATAACTTGTGGTCTGCTAATGAAGATTCCAAAAGAATAGCGAGTGAGATATTTAGTCGTCTTGCTATTACTGTTGGATTCAAGAAGCTTCCGGATCTTGCAAATGATTTCATAGGCAAACAACTTAGACTTGGTATTAGACAGTTTGAAGATAACTGGAAGAATGACCAAGGTGAAGATGTTACTTCTTTGAAGACTAAGATCATTAAGATGGAGCCTTCAGAGATGGCACCAACACCAGTAGGTGATAAACCTCCATTCTAAATGTAGCAAAGAAAAAGGGGCTTTATGCCCCTTTTTTTTGTTTGTAGTATTCTTTTGCTTTTATTAGATCTTGTTCGTTGTCAAATACAACAATATTTGTTTTGCAATAAGAACTTTTAAAGACACATGTTTTGACTGCATTTTTATAATTTGGCAAAAATTCTAATGGGTCACCATACACAGTTAAAGAATATTTATCTTTCTTATCATTCATCACATATCCTTAAGACGGTCTATAGCCCAGTTAAGATAGACAACGGCCTTCTCTAGATCCTGGATGTTAGATCCCTTGTGATCTTCCCTCCATATATATTTAACTGCGTTGCCCTTACAGAAACCTTTGAACTCATCTGCCGTAAGCATAGATCTCATAGCTTCTATATACTCTATCTCACCCCTAGTGTAGTGAGGTGGTTGGTTTACTAAATCTTCACTCATTTTGTCCTCCAAACTCTAGACTGTTTCTCATCAACTTCTCTCACAGTAACTTTAAAACCCAATCTTCTTGCACAAACATAAAAAGAAGACGGCCTGATTTTTGTTCTATCAAAAAGAATAGAATCGCCTATTTCCATTGATCTTAATATAGCTGCAAAATTGTTTTTTGAGTTTGCTCTCTTCATAGGTATAGGTATATTTTTTTCTACTTTATACATTACTCTTCCCCCCATCCTTTTAGATCTACGTTAACTATATTAGGTGAGTTGTATATGGTGGCTTCCTTACCGTTTAATACTGCGTTGTATTCTCCCAGCAAATGCTCAAGCTTTAACCACCCAGCAGTCATATCATCATGACTCATTTTAAAGATCTTACTTGCAAACGGTTTCTTCTTTTCTTGTGCTACAAAGATAAAGTCCACTACGTTAAACCCAGCTCTTTCATAACCACGTTTATACCAAGCGGCTTGTAGATCGTACTGATACTTTCTAATAGATGATGTAAAGCCTCTAACAGAACAATCGGTAGTAGTCTTGTAATCAACTAGGATTATAGATTTTGGATCGCTAGAATGATCAAAAGGGTATCTAAGCACATCTGATTTAACCTTGAGTAATAGATCCTTTTCCCACCAGAAGATCGCTCTTTCAAATGGAGAGTTAAATACTTCTGGGTATTCGCCTTGTACTGCTGATAAATGTTTAACTCCTTCCGGTATTAAAGCTTCTCGCATACTGTATAAGGTTTCTTTGTCCTTAGATGAGATAACGGTTAGCCCTCTATCTTCATACTCCTTCTTTAGCTCTTTGTTAGCGTTGGTGTATGGAGATCCACTTAGGCAGACTACATCATTAACAAAGGCCTCTTCTCCCTCAACAATCAAAGAATGTGCGGCGGTCCCAAACTTCATAGCTGGTGTCGTCTCATGTTCTTCTTCAAATGCATGAAGCTGGCTTTGTCCAAACCTTCTTATGTTTGATGATGATACTCCTGGTACTTGGTGATAGAAGTTATGTTCCATATCTGGAAAGTAAACTGCGTCTCCCAAGATTACATGCTCTTCTTTTTCTAATATTTCTGGTAGTTTGTTCATTTGGTTTCTCCTTTTTTAAGTTCTTTTTTAAAATCTACATAAGCATCTATAAAAATAAGCATTTCTAGGAACTTTTTAGTAGATATTGTTGCATCTGCTTCAAGCCATTTTTGTAAAGTTCTATAATCTATAGGTATTGACTCTGCTATTCTTTTACAAGCCGCCGCTTCTTTATAACCAGCGGCCATAAGTTCATCTCTTATTTGCCTAATTTTTTCTCTGCCCTCAGTTAGTCGTTCTACCTCAGAAGATATTTCTTGTGCCAAATCCTGTATGGTTTTTTTATCTAAACTCATAGTGTCTCCTTAATAAATACCTGTAATTTTTCTGATTATTGACCAAGCCTCATCATTAGGCATTAAGAAAGATACATTTTCTTTCAAGCCTTTGTTATGAATTCTGCGTCTTTGCGATACTGTCGCATCTCTAAGGTAATGTTTGTATTCTTGACCCCAAAAATAAGCAAGCCCCATATAATTAGGGGTACCTATATATTTACGGTCTAGCTTATAAAGGCTTTGTGTAGCCTCGTCTGTAATGACTTCTAGATTAATTGCATAGTTTGTCATGATGCCTCCTCTAGTTTTTCAAGTGCATCAGTAAGTTCTTTGACACATTGTGTTAGTTCAGATATGTTTGTCTGAAGGTGAAACAAAGTATAGTTTAATTTATCCTTTGTAAGCTCTCGTTCTACATGGTCATGTAGATTGTTGGTGGATGTCTCAATAATAGCATCCAGTTCTTTTCGTATATCCATAGTACTCTCCTAAAGTATTTACTGATAAAATATG